GCCGCTTAGAGTAACCATTATTGCATCAGCAGCAAATCTTAAAACCTCATAAGGAAAATCACCATTACGATAAGAATAATTTACTATTCCAAATTGTGCATTATCATATAGTCCACCTTCTTGTTCTACTTTTATGACTTCAGAAAAGTTTTCAGAATCGTTATAATCTGTATAGATTTGTAAATTAATATCAATTGGCGCAAGAGTTCTACATGCTATAAATATAGATTCATTATTCCAAGTAGAGCTAGGATATATCCAACTATAATGAATACGCCATATCATGGCACCTTTGGCATATTCTTCGTATGTTTGTGTTTGCGTTTTATCGGCGTAAGCAAGTAAGACTCCGTCATCCATGCCTAAAAATAGATCTTGTGAAACAGGATCGTAAAAAATACTTCTACTATCAGCAAAATTTTCACTAAAAATTGACCATGCACCAGTTTGCTTTAACTGATAAATCAAACAATTATATTTTAGTTTAAAACCTATAAATCTACCGTAAGAATACGAGAAGGCCCTTAAATCCCTATAATCTGCATCATTTTCTACATATTCTAATTGAGCGTGCAAGTGCTGATTAATACCATTAGAAAAATTATATGATACTGCGAGCTGTTGATATTGGTTAATTGAACTAAGAGACACTATCCCGTATTTTGATAGAAAGATAAAATCATTTGGTATCTCAATAAACAATGATTTCTGAATTATACCAACTGGTACATTCATCTCCCACTTAAAATCAGGTAATGCAATATTTTGTCCATCATCTATAACAGTTGGGTCTTCTCCTTTCCATACTTGAGTAGTTTCCCTACCAAGAAATAACACCTTCCCTTGAAACGGCAATATAGCTTCAAGATTATCTGGTGTTGCTGAATTACTAGAGAGATCAATAAATTCTATTTCATTAGTTTTTTGATTAAACCAACCATCTACTGATTTTCTATCACTAGCATAATAGGCTTTCATAGCAAGATCTGTGGGTCTAAATTTATTCTTATAACTCCTGCCTTCAGCAAGTGCCCAAAGGCGATCATTAGCTACTGTTAGAAAATTAAATGGCGGGATATCTTTTTTATATAATATCGTACGTACTTCATCGGGTGGATTTTCTGCTAAAGTCAAAGTTACAGCCACGTTATTATCAGCTGGAAGAGCAAAAGCAATATTTGTAACATTAATTACCTTTTCTTCCTGACTGTTAATCAAAGTAACAGAAGAACCTATGGTTATATATTTTTCCATTTCTACTTGAAAAAACTGAGGTATATTAAATGTAAGTACATTAGCATTTTTAGTTATAGCTCCATTGATTAACACTGAAGCATTACCTTTTAAAGCTTGTAGAATATTACCATCATAAATAAATACAGGATCAACGCCATTAGCTATTAAAAGCTTACCTTGATAATTAATATGTGAAATAATTACATTGGGGTCTAAATCTTCACGTAACGGATTAACATTAAAATTATTATTTTCTAGTTTATATAAAGCTCCTCGTTCCCACCATAACTCAAAATAAACTATTGGTTGTAAGGGTTCTACTTGTATATCAAAAAAACTTCTAGGAAATGGTAATGTAAAACTAATTTGATTTTCTGTTATAACTACATTATTGATATCAGCACCATCAGAACGTGATTCTTGTCTAATATAGAAATATACACCATTATAGATTCTCTGCGCTAAAAAGTCCTTTTGCTGTTGATCTAACGTTGTTGTATCAACAGATATCTTGCTAAAATTAATCTCACCTTCTATTTCTTCAACAGTAACATTTTCTGTATCTTTAATAGCTAAATACGGCAAATTACTTAGATAATTCTGATATACTATTTTCTCAGAATTACCGCTAGCTCCTAAATGCGACATTACAGCTATTTGACTTCTGAATATCCTATCTTGATCAAATGGAAATGCTGCAACAAGTCTTGTACCGTAACGAAGAGTACATGTATTATTATCACTAATCAGCATATTCTGTAAATATTTAGCATATTGCGGATTATTATCTACCGTAGAGTCCATACCTCTATATGGAGCAGGAAACTGTACATTTTGCACTTGTCCTTGAAACATAATAACCTCATTTAACTATAATAACTGGCTAGGTTTTTCTTTGAATCGTCCCAGCTAAGCATTTGATATTTTATCTTCTCTACAAACCCCTTATTGCTAGTATATAAATAGAACAATGCCCCATGTACTAAACCTAAATGATATGGTTCTGGATATACTGGTATACTTACTTCTGTATTAGCATCATTAACATTCTCTACTAAATTCTTTGCATTTTGTAGCATTAACGCAGTAATATACTTCTTATTCTCATTATCAAAGGGGTCTTCTTTCATGAGTTGGATTTGGTTTTTACTAATATTAATGGCATTATTAATAATAATATATTGGCCTTGAGGTACATCAAATATATTATCAAATTTACATTTAGATAAAGGGCGGTTATCAGAAAATAGCCCTTTTAAATAGTATCCTTCAGGAAGAGGAGCTTTATATTCTCCATCCTCAAAAAAGATATCTACTACTTTTAAAAACTGATTAGCATTAACCGCTACCTGCCACATCTCAAGATTGGCTAGGTTAAGGAAGCGCAAATATAACTCACGCTCCTTAACCGTTGGGCTTGCTCTTCCAAAACTAAGCTGTGATACTAAATCTATTAGTTTAGAAACTTGCATATACACCTTTATCGTAGCTAAACTCTAACTTAACCTTACAAACGAGTGAATCATACCATTCTCAACACGAAGAGGATTAACACCCTTTTGAGCTAGATCACCTTTTGAAGGAAACTTTAATACTTTAGCGTCACTGATTTCAATATGGGCTAAACCTTGATGCATCTTATAATCAAAATCATCGTATCTAAGTAATGGCTTTTGACCAATTCCCATTGCAATAGCCGAACATCCTAAAAAGGCTGAATATGCAAAGTTTACTCCGTCATTAGCAAATGTATAGTTAGAGAATTCAGGTATTGTTACTACCATTACACCATGGACAGTTCCTTTGTAATTACTACCAAATAATAAACTAGGTTGCTCTTCAGTTTCCACTGTACCTCTACTCATCTGACTAGCCCAAGCTGGATCTTTTGCAAGATCTGCATAAGCATCACTAGAAGTTAGAAGTAAATAACGTCTATCAGCATATCCTAAGCGGTTCTGTTTTGTCATGTATGGCTTTATTGCAGCTTCTTTATTAACTACAGCAGTTCTAGAGCCTTTTTGAGCTAAATCAGCCAATCTAAATATATGATCTACTGTTAATTGATTAACTCCAGCTGCAGCAGGCATAACTGCATTTGTCACTACAGCTCCTACTGTAGCTTCAGCAGCCCTTTTATCTTTACCAAACATTAAGCGTGAATTTGATACCGCTTCACCAGCTGCTAGCGCATCAATACCGCATGCTATTATTTTAGCTATTAACTCAACATACGTAACTGCCGCATTGGGAGCACCTCTATTAGCTTCACTAAATGCTAAACCAAATTGCTGCATCATGCGCTGAGTTTTTCTATACTCACCTTTTGCTAACAAGTCAGCTTTAAGCTCAGGATCGAACTTATGATTAATCTGTAATTCCTGTAGTAGTTTGTCAGTGATTTTTACACCAAAACGAAATTCTCCAATTATCAATCTTTCTACGCCAAAAGTTAGTGAATCTTCGTTCATGATCAACTGCGCTTGATCAAGTTTAATTGTTGGAGCAAAATTTTGTCTTTGGTTATATACAATTGTGTCACCACTGCCAGTACCACCAGTTTTAACAAAAATTGGTGAGTCAGCTGTTTTTCCAGTGAATCTATCAAATATTGTATTATTTCTATATTCTGTTAAGTATGGATTTACTATATTTCTTTCAAAATCTAATGTTTGAAAGGGGTCATTTCTATCAAAAATAGCCATCGGTTTACCTTTTATTAAGTATTAAATTATTTCTTTTTAAGATTCTTAATAGATGGGTAGAAATCAATAGGCTAGATGCGGGTAGAAATCATTGAAAGTTAAAAGGTAAAAAAGGTAAAAACCAAGTGTCTTTTAAGTTTTAAATCAGTGTCCGATCTGTTTCTATATCAGTGTCCATATGTCACTTGCGAGAAACAAACTAAAGTTTAAGCATAATAGTCATTTTCAAAATATGAATTACCATTATCTTCTTTAGTCTTTGAATCAGATTTAGTATACACTTTTTTAGTGGTAGAGTCAATTTCACTAGCTAGTTCTGTATTATTTTTTTCTAGCTTTTCTAATTTCTTCTTAAGCTTTTTAATATGTTTTATAATACCGCCATCTTCTTCCTCTATATCACCAAATATATCTCTTAATTCTGTTCCCTGATTTATAACATAATTTAAAGCTTCATCTGGGCTTTCGTCCTCCATATAGAGAATAGCGTCATCTTGTTGTTTGCTAGTTAAGAGCGAAAAATATTGATAAAATGCTTGGTAATTTTTAATATTATCATTAGCTTTATTATATCTTTGAAATACCTTAAATTCATTATCTAGTTTTTCTTTTAAAGTGTTACGATTATTAGAGCCTGAATCGGATGTTTTAGAATTCTCTATATCATCAGATTCATCACTTTCTAAAGATGTAAGAAAACTCGTAACATCCTCTTCAGACATTATGCTTTCTTCTTTAAGAGAATTAACTAACTGATTGATTTTTCGAGTATTAGCTAATAATTTCTTATTTTTCTCCTGTCCCCATTGTTGAGTTTTCTTCAGAGAATCTTTTAATAAGATAACATCCTCTTGATTGTTAGGGGCGGGTTTCTTCACCTCTTTTTTATCAGTTTCATCATTAAGTTCAGATTCCTTTGCCTTAGTTTCTTCCTTGGTTTCTTTGGTTTCCTTAGGCTCCTTAACTTCCTTTTCGACTTTTATAGACGAATCACCGCCATAATAATCATTATCATCTTGAAGAGGCGCATTAATTGTTTCTGCCTTATCATTTTGTTGTTCTTCTGTCATTCTACATAACCTCATTTGATTGTTTTTCTAGCTCAGCCTGCTGTTGTTCTTCTTGCTGCTGCTGCTCAGCCATACCCATAATACGTAAATATTCCTCAGATAAATCATACGCAATATTTTCTCTAAATCCAAGTTCACGTAAGAACAGGGGTGAACTCATTAATAATCCAGGATTTGGACTATTCATTAATTCAGCGAATCTTGCTTTTTCCTCTTCTATGCTAGATGCAAAATTAGGTGATACATCTGGAAATACTTCAAAGTTCAGTAATGATATGGAATCATCCAAAGATGCTGTAGTAGTTTTTCCATTAGAGAAGAATTTAAAACTATACTGAAAATTCTTTAATCCTTTTATAGTATCAAGCATTATCTTACCTTCTGATATCAACATATTCTCATAAGCAAGTACTAAGGCATTTTGTGCATTCATAGAGTTTGTAGCACGCTGCGCAATAGCTACCCCTGAAACTGCATTTGTTTGCTCTCCTTTTAACTCATCATACAAACCTGTTTGTGTTTCAAACTCCTTATAATTTGCCTGAATCAAATTCATACGATGATTTAAGTTTTTCTCATGATCAAGCACCTGTATTTCACGAGGGTTTTTAATAAATGCTACTCCATTTTTACTACGCATTTCATCTTTTAGAAAATTACGTAACTTATCTGTATCAACCTGCTCATCACTAGCGATTATTGTTTTAGCATCTAAATAATGTAATGTTGTCGACCAAAGAAAATTATGTGTTTTTTGTGGTGAGATCAAATTATCAACTACACCATAAGGAACACCCTGATAATCACGCTTTAAGACTACTGGAGTAAGAGGTAAATATTGTTGATTTGGCACTTGTTCTGCAATGGGATTATTGGATATCAATAAGTTATCACTAAATATTCCATGCCAAATTTGTGTTCCATCTTTTACTTCTATTTTACCGTTGATAGATTTATCTTTAGCTATAGCCTCATCAAAAGTGGTAAATAATTGTTCATTAGGGATAGATTCAGGGTCAGGCTCTTCGGGAAAGAAAATAGTGGTTTCGTAATACTTAGCTGACTTCTTATAGAATACTTCTACTATTTTAATAGATCTACCGCGCGACCATGGACTATTCTCTTCTTGAACTACATTGAAGTTTGATCGTTGAAAACCCGAAGACTCTCTAACATTTGAAAATACTATTGAATCAGATGGATCAGTATTGTTTTCTTCAACCATATTATCAAATTCTTTTACAAATTCGGGATATTGATTTTTAAGTTTAACTGCAGCTACATAACTCTCTCTACAAACAAAATTAGAATCATCTAATCTTGCGCTTCTATCATCTGGATCCCAAAATACCTCTATTGGATCAACATACTCATAAGAAAACTTATTATTCTTGTAATTAAAATAAGACCAACCAATCCCACCAATTAAACTTGATGTGAATTTCTGCGAAGAGAAAAATACATGATCATTTTGTGTCTGTATCTCATAAGCTAAATGCTTTAAATATTCAGCTAACTTTACATGCTCTTCATTATCAGAACTAGCTTCATATCCAACTCTTTTACTAGAACGTATCTGCAAACTTACAAACGCATTTACTAGCGGCTCTATATTATTATAAGTATATGGAGTAGCTCCTATTTCCTGCATATCTTTTAATATATGAGAATCAAGCCACTGGTTACCACGATAAAAACTAAGATTTATTAAGTATTGATTTAACCATTGTTGTCTTATTGAAGAATTGCTAGCATACTCGTAGTAATCTTGTAAATCCTTAAGAGCTTTTTGCTTACCTATTGTTTGCTTTTTCATATTTGTTCATTTAACTCCGTATAACAAATCGTACAATCAAATAATTGGCTGTAACCATTTGAGAAACATAGTAAATTATCCCCATCTTTTAGAAAAACCTCTAAATTACCTAATGACATTAAATTATGACTTTCATTAGGTTGTATTAGTACATTCTTAACCAAGTAATTCTCTTGCTTAGGGTTTTCTAAAAGTCTTACTATTTGTAAATTAATTCTAATATTAGCTTCCGATGTATTACAAATATTTACTGCGTTTAAAAAAGTTGATTTTTCTACACTAAGTAATACTGTTTTTTGATCAGCTAGATTCGCAAATATCAAACTCTCATATTCAATAAAGTTCATTCAGTAATATTCACCATTCTATCAACAAAGCTTTCTAGTTCTTGATACTTGTTTTTAAATAATTCCATATCTTCCAAAGAGGCTGCTTCTTGTTTTGCTTTTAATGAATAAAAATGATTGCCCGAATGTTTTAAGAAATCTAACAATATTCCTAACCTAGCTGCTTCTTCGGCACAATCACATATCAAAGAATAATCTTGTAAACTATGATTTTCCATCATTATACTAATGCTTTTTCTAAAGCTTCAATATTAGCTTTAATTAACTTAATATCAGAGATTACTAAATTCTTACGCTCTTTGGTGGCAATATTTTCATCACCAGACAAATATAATGTGCCATCACTATAAAGTGCTTGTACGTATTTAGGTAAAATTTGGATTATTTCGTTTGGATTCATATATGCCTCGCAAGTTTAAGATTGTTAATAATATAAGCGATAAACATAAAAAATTCAAGAGAAATTCCAAGTTTTATTACTTATTTAAGTGGAGCATATTCCTCTAAGAATTTTTTAATTTCAGCGATTTCATCCTCGATTTCACTAAGTGAGTTCTCTGCTGCTACTTTTAATTCCAATGTTTTGGGGTTGTTTAAGTCAATATCAGTGTTAAATAACTTTCCTGCCCAATTCCTTAAGTTTTGACTATCGGACATAAACCAACCAAGATAATTGATAGCCTTGGAATTCATTGGTAGAATTGGATTAGTGATTTTTGCTTTACTCATTTTTTACCTTTATTTTGATTTTCTAAATTTTTTATTCTCACTAAACAATTTTGTACTGCACATAAAGCCATTTCAAATAAATGGAGTTTAGAAACAGTCGGACAATCTTCATAAGTACCATAAACAAACACATCTATATTTGATTTACTAAATTCCAGAGGTTTCTCTGTTCTGATTGTTATTACATTTTTTTTATTAGATAAAACCACTCCTTCAAATGCGTGTTCGCCTTCGATTATTCGTATTTTCTTATTTATTATATCTGGTGATATATCTATTAATTTTTTGATAGAAACGGTATTTGTATCAACAGATTTTAATACTCCAAATTGCATAATATTAGGAGCGTATTTAAATTCATTAGTACTCACATAATCTGGTATTATAT